TGGGACGTTTTCCAGCACCAGCCAGGCAGGTCTGTAGAGTTCCACAAGGTCAAGGTAGGTGAAGGCGAGGACGGATCGCTCTCCTTCAAATCCCCTTCTGGCACCAGCTGCGCTGAGGTCTTGGCATGGGAATCCTCCGGAGAAGATGTCAGCATGCTGCCACTTGCTACAGCCGGAGGTCCCGCACTGATCGTCAGTGTGTCCGCCACGTCGTTGAACTTCGTTGGTTGTCTGCTGTACCTGCTTGGAAAGCTCACTATCTGCGAGAGCGACGATGTCTCCGAGGTTCGGTACTCCTGGCCAGTTTCTGGCGAGGACTTCGCTCTGATACGGCTCAATTTCGCTGAAGCTGACTGTTTTGATTCCTGCTCTTTCAAATCCAAGATCCATCCCTCCTACCCCTGAGAAGAACGATGCGTTGGTTAGCGTCCGCCACGGTTCGTGTCGTAGTTCACCGTTACCCATATCACACCCCTACTCAGCTTTCCGCCTAGCGCAATGAATGCTGCCGGGGAGAGGTCCATGTACTCTCCCGTTCGGCTGCACAGACAGTCGCGTACAACGACCGTCACGCACTTGCCATTGTAGCACACGTTTGCCTTGTACGGTTTGTCGCCCCACCTGAACCCTGGAACTGCCGCGTACATAACCTTCTCGCCCTTGCTGTATGGGTTGCACGTGTTCCTGTACCCCTGGTAGCAGTACTTCTGGCTGTGTGGGTGCGTGTTGCCGTACCACGTCGCCCTAACCCTCTCGTGGTACCCGCTAGGCTGGGTCACAAAGAGAGTCAGGGAGAGTAGTAGCGAAATCAATTTGCCAGCTTTTTAGAGTCCTTCTCCGCCTGAGAGAACTCGCTAGGGTATTCCTTCTTGAGGTAATGCTTGACGTTTTCCATCGCGCCAGTAGCCCCATCTCGCACGCCACGAGTGTACGCCTGCTGCAGGGCCTTGCTAACCTCCTTCATGGAGTGCTCGCAGATCCCCACCTCGCATGGGCAGTCGACCTCAATGTTTACCCTCAGAGTGTCGTTGCTTTCCTGTGTAACCTTCGCGCTCATATTACGCCCCCTTAAATGTAGCTGTCGTCCGGTTGAACATCAACTCGGTCCGACCCGTTGGTCCGTTGCGGTGCTTGGCAATCTTACAGTGAACGGTCTCAATGGCAACGTCTAGAGATACATCTGTGGACCTCCAGAGCATGATTACCACGTCTGCGTCCTGCTCAATGGCACCTGAGTCTCGCAAGTCTGAGAGCCTTGGCTCGTTGTTCTCGCGGTACTCGGATGACCGGCTGAGCTGGCTCAGTGCGATCACTGGGATGTCTAGCTCCCTTGCTAGCGCCTTCAGCCCTCGGCTGATCTCTGCCACGTCATAGACGCGGTTGCTGTCCTTGTTGCCCCTGTCTGGAGACATGAGCTGCAGGTAGTCAACGACCACCAAGTCTAGTCCATGCTCCTTCTGCAGGCGTCGGCACTTGGCCTTCATCTCACCAGGAGATGCGACAGGTGCGTCCTCTACAAAGATCTTGCTCTTCTTGATCCTGTCCGAGGCCGTCATGACCTCAGTCAGCTCCTCCAGGTCAAGCTTGCCGTGTCGAATGTCGTGCAATGCGATGCCAGACACCGACGACAGAAGCCTGCTGCCAATCTGCTCACGGCTCATCTCTAGCGAGAAGATCGCGATAGACTTGGAGTTCCTGAACGCAGCATTGGCTGCCATCGTCGTAGCTAGTGCGGTCTTACCCACGCTAGGGCGAGCTGCAATGATGACTAGGTCACCCTTCTGCCAACCGCCAACGATGGTATCAATACCCGCAATTCCGGAAGCTACCCCAGACGCCCCGCCTGCCTGCATAACGGCTAGCCTGTCCATGGTCTCGGTCATCACCGAATCCATTGACGAGAACCGGCCCTTGATACGGCTGCGGCTGATTGACATGACGCTGCGCTCGGCCTCTGCCAGTGCCTCGTCCGCCGTCTTGGATGTCCTTGAGGCATCGGCAATGTGCGCCGCTGCTTGGTGGACATCCCTACGGATGGAGTTGTCAACGACGATGTCAATGTACGCCTCATAGTTGTAGCTAGTTGGCGTATCTGAGACGACCTCAGCGATAGCTAATGCGCCTCCGGCATCAGCAAGCTTGCCGTCGTTGTTGAGCCTGTCAGCTAGCGTAACGATGTCAATCGTCATGCCGTTAGAGAGAAGTGACTTAATACCATTGAACATAGTTCGGCATTGCATGTCGTCAAAGTCCTGCGCCGAGATTCTCTCGGCAACCATACCCGCAATGTCTCCAGAGATCAGACACGCCCCGATCAGGGCCCTCTCTGCCTCCCTGTTGGTTCTGGTCATTAAAACACTTCCTTGGTGTGGTACGCCTCTTTAGCGGCTACCAGAACCTCTTGCAGGCTCTCTACCCCAATGTTCTCCTGCCGGCCCTGCTCGTCAATGCTCGCTGCGCATTCGTCGCATAGTCCGCGATCAATCTCAAATCCCTCAATGAAGCTCATCTCGCACTCATCGCATCGATACACCTTGTTGCCGTATGGATCCTCAGACATCTTCTTCCTCCTTCTTGATTCGCTCCCACATGAAGCATGGCTTCATCTTACCAGCATCTATGCGCTTGCGGTATTTGCCGCAGATCGGACAGCTGCCGTCGTTAACGTAATCCCCCCTACTAAGCTTCTCCTCCGTTGTCTCCTTTGCTTTCGCCATGTAGCGCCTCCTCTAGTGGGATCTCTACCTCTGGCCTGGGAAACCCGGTCAGTAAGTAGTAGTCAATCCCATGCTTCTTGCAGTACGCCCGGAGTGATACCCCCGCCTTCTTCGCGTCTGCTACAAAGAAGTATAGCACATCCTTGTCTGGCTTTGTCAAGCGCTCTCTAAAGGTCATACAGGTCACCAATCAATCTTCGGCAGGTCGGGTAGTCCCGGTGAGCTGCCCACATGGAGATCTTGTACGACTCTCCGTCAAGGTACTTATCTACCAGCATTAAGTACTGGTTAGCCCACTCGCGGCTATGCGTGCCAGGCGTGCAAACGTGCGCCAGCTCGTGGAGGATGGTGTCCTTGTCGTAAGGGCTCGTGCACAGCATGAACTCTTCACCATCGGCCTCCCCCAGTGGGCACTTGTTCTTCTTTGTACTATCATGGAAGTGGATGAGGACACGCTTTACCGCTATGTCCTCCGCAGCAAAGACCTCTTTCATCCATTCGATAGACTCGCCCCAGAAGGTCTTCACCTTCTGGGGCGTGCCGGCAGAGAAGGAAAACTTAACGCTTGCTCTTTTGCTTTGACGCCCAGACATTGTTTACCTCCCGTAGCTTCTTCTCTGCCTCATCGTGTGTGAATACTTCAGGTCCCTGACCTAGGCTAAAGACCTCTCCCTGCTTGGCAGTATACCACACCCTAGCTTTCCATCCAGATTGACCGTAGAACAGTATGGCACGGGTACGCCCATTTGGCCAAACCATCCCCTTTAGGTCAACGAAGTTCATCTACCGTAAGATTTTCATCAATCATTTCGTCAAGAGCTGCCCACTTCTTAGGTGGAACGCCACGGCTGACGAATGACCACTTCCCCTCGCCCAGGGCAATCAGGATTAGCGCGTAATTCGCGATGTCAACCAACGCGTCACGTACGCCTTCGTTGAACCAGCCGTCTCCGACTTTAGCTTTTCCATCCACGATAGATCCATTGAGTGACGTGGCCACTCGCGAGCACTTGTCTTCCGCGAGACGAGAGAATACCCCGTATGGGCCGAGGGCTTCAATGTTCCCCGGTCCGTAGCCAGCTTGCCGTTGTACCATGACCGCGTGGGCTTCCATCGAGAGGTCATGAAAGTATTCAATAAACGCTTTTGGGACATCTTTATTCTCCTTCTTCATTCTCAATCTCCTCCATAATTTTCTCTGCCAACTCCTGCGTAGCTACCTGCGTAACTAGGATGACTTTCTCATCGCACTTCGCACAGATAGCTACGCGAACGGAGTATGGACCAGCGAGCTTAGCGCCTGCTCGGTGCGGACTAATCTTTAGACCACCGCACTTCGGGCACCCAAGTCCGTGTTTCACTTGCGCTTATCCAGCAGTGCGAACGTCAGGAGAGATGCCCCAAGCGCCGCTGCGATGTTCGCAGTGGTGCCCAGAACAACCGCCCCGAGTCCGATAGATGGGACAAACGTGTCCCGGAACCTAGGGTGCGCTACCGCATCCCTTGCAGCTGAACTTATGTTCTTAAGGAACGCGACTTGCTGTCGCTCCTCGTCAGGCGTCGTCGCCATCTTCAAGCTCCACCAGCTTCAATGCAACACCGGCCGACAATTGAAGCACATTGTCAAACGGGATCTGGACCTCACTGCGCTTGTCCTCAGGGACAGAATCCAGATACTTGTCAACGAACGTAGCCACTACGATGCCAAACGCGACGTTCCATCGCGCAGACAGAAGGGCAATGTTACCCTTGCGGCTCTTCTTCTGTGGTACTGCCATATGCCTTCTCCTTCACCACTAACCAATCCCGCTCATCCATGATCACCATGACACGCCTCTGGGTGCCAGGCCCAGGAGCGTCCCCGATCACGAGGTAGGGGATTTCCCCAGCCTTCACAATAATCTTCTCAATCCATCCCCAGTACTTGTTGGAGAACATAGTCCCAACCTTAGTCTGGATCTTGAACTTACCGTCAACCGTCACGTCGTCTGGGCCACCGTACATGCCGGTGCGTCGACCTCCGTGCTTCTTAGCCGTCTCCCGCTCAAAGGCATTACCCCTTGAGCGGTTGAGGCGACCCATACGAGACTTGTCAATCATCCTCGTCCTCCACTACAGCTATCGGTGACCCTTCACCAACGCCAGCTGAGAAGATCCCAGCCCAGAACTGCTTCTCGCCTTCCTCCTCAAGGGTCTTAACCTCGTCGTCAGCCAGTCCACCGGAGTGGGCTGAGATGAACGAAATTGACTTCTGGCGATACGCCTCCATAAACATCTCTTTGCTGTAGATCGCGACCTTCCTCGGTCGGCCATCTGCCTGGTACTGAATACCAATGGCAGCAAGGCCAGCCGAGATTTCGTCTACAAGCTTTGTTTCGTCGGTCACGAGC